TCAGTGAATGAATCTACCATGCGTACTGCACGCCCTCAACGACGAAACTCTTATTCACTACAGGGATAGGGCAAGGAGTAACCTTGCCTTTGAAATCGTACAAGATACCGAAACCCTGCTGCCAATTATGGGTCTTAGCATACGTTGCCTTCGTCATGTCCATCAGATTCCCTACCTCGAATCCCCACAGGGTGCGGGTAGGTTTACCGTTTACTGACGTAGTGTGAGGCACTAGGCCCATGCGATGTGTGTGTCCACATACGATGCTCGTACCGACCTTACGTACGAGGCCCGCTGCTGTCTGTCCTGCTACTTGACTTGTTCCAGCCTCATCACCATGCATGGCGTGCCAGCCGGGGAGAACAGGGTAAGCCTTGTCGTGGAATTCGATACCCATTTCAGGTAGTCGTAGAAAGTTTTGTAGTTCAATCTCTGGTAAACCTAACAGTCCCGGTATCCTGCGCATGATAGAATTGTAGAGACGGTCGGTGTGGTTGGATCGGATAACGTGCCCGACTTGTAGGTCTTTCAAGACTTGTACGGTACGGTCGCGGTCTTTACCGATGGATCGTTCCCATTCTAGGGCTGTGCCCGTGGACCAGCGTGAGATGGTTTGCATATCCATTTCGTCACCGATGGTGAGTACTATATCGGATGGCTGCTTCATGTCGCTGATGCACTGTGCTACCGCGTCTACTGCTTTACGGTCTTCGTACGGTACTTGTAGGTCTGAGATAACCCATACTCTACGCATAGTTACGTGTCCTTATAGTTTAGAGGAGCGTTGCCATAGGTTCGTTTGATGCTTGTATTGCTGCTACACCGTGTGAGAATAGAATTAGATAGCCGCCTTTGCCGTCTGCGAGGTACGCGAAACCATACTTGCCTAGCCTGCTTGATAGTTCCATGATGGAGATGTCGTTTAATGATATCTTATCCCCACCAACTAGGTAGACAATAACATATGGGTCTATCATTGTCATGTCGTCGGGTAGGTCTTCAGTGGTCACGACTTGGGCCACTGCTTCCTGAGAACAAGAATGGCAATCGCAGAATAGTTAAGCATATCCATGAACGTATCTTCAAGAGACTCATAGTTCGCACTAGTATCCTTGCTAATCAAATGAATGGCACGAGCCTGCTTATCGTGCAAGCGTACGAGTAGCCCTACGAGAGGGCCAAGAGGAGACTTGTTAATGTTGTCAGGGCCATAGTCCTGATGCTTCTTCAAAAGTAGTTCCTCAGCCTCATCAAGAATACAGGCTAGGTCAAGCGTGAGACTTGAATGGTTTTCATCAACCATTTCTTTAGTCACCATGAAATCGCTTTTCTTATACTGCTTGTATGCTGCTTTCATGTTCTCGTAGGTGGTATCTGCACCGTAATAGTACCCTGCTGTGGGTCGATACTTACTACCTTTAGCCCCATAGACCTTATCATTCTTAGAAGGTTCTCCCAGTCCTGCGGTTCCACTCACAACTCCACACTCCTTAACACGGCATCCTTGCCACCGGATAGGTACACGTCATTCACATCCATGCCAGTAGGCATGGACACAGAGATTGCTGTATCAACTTCTTTACACACTGCTCTACCAAACTGTCTACCGGCTTCGTCACCGTCACACAGTACCACAACTTTGCGGTAATCTTGCATAAGTAGTTTGAAATGTGGCTGCCAGTTGTTCGCACCGGGAACACCCACAGTAGGTAGGCCGCAGATGGATGAGGCAATAATGGTATCCATCTCCCCTTCAGTAACGTACAGGATACTGGACTCTAGGTTCAGGTCTTTAACATTAAACAGTTTAGTTTTTGCTCCGGGACGGGACAGATACTTGGGTCCGTCACCCATAAGGGCACGATAACGGATATCTACTACCCCAGATGGGGTAACATATGGAATGGCAAGCCTGTCACCGTAGTCTGAGTCTCCGGGATGGTCCCCTTTAACGTAGCCTAGTCGGAACGTACGTGCCGCTTCCTCCGTTATCCCTCTCCCTGCTAGGTACGAAGCCACCTCGCTTAGGTTCTGCTCGTACCGGGCGGCTGTCTCCTCCAACAATGTCCTTGCAGCGTCTGTAAGCCTCATTCCACTCCCCTCCATCCACATGTTTGACAAGTCCAACTGCGTCGCCTTTCATGCCACATGACATGCACATCATCCCACCCGTCGTGTTGTTTACCCGACAGGACGGTTTCTTGTCCGTGTGTAGACCACATTTTATGGTCTGCCACCCCGACTTCGGTGCTGGTAATGACCACCCGTAGTGGGTCAAAATCTTCCATAGGTCACCTGCCTCGTAGACATAGGATGAGTTCGACAAGTTCACTCACCTCCATAACTGCATATGATTTGTCTATGCCACTGTTTCTTCGTTTAACTATTGCTACACCTATAGCATGTTCAGGATAGTTTACGTCATGTACCCTGTGTGCTTGATAGTTTAACGCTTCAACTTTGGCTTCTTGTACGTAGGATGACAGCGTAATCGCTGCCTCATTCTTGCATTCTACTACGAGGGCAGTATCTGATGTGATACGTAGTACGAGGTCACCTTCATCTTCCCGGCCCTTCTTGGTGAGCCTTTCGGTGGGGAAGATTTTCGCTAGGTATTCGTGCATGTCTATCTCGAATTCTGCACCTCTACGCTTGTTTGCTTTGTTACGCTTGGACAGGTCGGTCATCGTAAGTTACCTTGTCCCTCTCGTCCTGACGCACTTTGGCTATCACCCTGCATAGGGTGCATTCTTCAGCGAACTGTAACGGAACATTGATACATAGTGGGTCGTGGCTCATCGTGTCTCCATGTCGCCCAAGTGCATGCGTGCAGGCTCATACACTAACCAAGTAACGTTAGTGCCAGACGGGTCGGCAGGCCCGTAACGATTCTTTACAGGGGCAACACACATGAAACCCTCAGTCGTATTCGCTACAGTGAGGATGAGCGCAGGAGTCTGAGCAACCTTACCTTGAATCGCACTACGAGGAGGAGCAGGGTTACCGCTCACCGCTTCAGACGTATGATGCAGTACAAGGAATGCTGCGCCAGTCTCCCGCGCCCACCATTTAAACTCACGAAGCAGGCTACGCATAGAAGCCCACTCATCGCCATCAGTATGTGTACAGTCAAGCAGGTTGTCCACTACCACGAGTTCAGGGTATTGCCCATTCAACTCGTAGAATGCTTCAATCTCTAACTCAATATCAGCGAGGGATGGTGCTGACTCGAAACACCACTTGATGTGTGATGCTCTAGAGATAACGTCTGATGCCCACGCAGAGTCGGACATCATCGGTTCAATGACTTGCTGTTCTGTGTCTGTAATCATGGACGCTAAGCGTAGGCTCATCGTGAATTCGTGTGTGTCGGCAGAGAAGTACAGTGTCGGCCTGTTTGCTAACCATGCCCAGTGAAGAGCAAGTGTAGATTTTCCTGCTCCGGGAGGTCCGGCAATCATGGATACTTCACCACGGCGAGGGTGTATCTGTCGTGCTGCTAACGAATTGTATACTGGCGGCAGTGTAGCCGCTGATCTGTTATTTGTGAGGATTGTTCTATGTAGGCTCCGCATTATGGGTCACCGTTTCTTCTAACATTCTAGTGTGGTGCATTGCTGTGCAGTCTGATTGCCGAAGATCAAACTGCACAGCATCCACGCATTAGTCCTTAGACTAAACGGCTACTGTTTTCTTGCACTGTGATTCCTGTGAAGGATTAGCACAGCAGTAGAAAGCCTTGAACGGCTTCCCGGTACGCTTCGACACCCCTGCGGGAACCAACTTCATCGGCTGACCATGCTCACACAATGGTGCAGCCTGTTGTGGTGCAGCCCACGGGTTAGCGGGGGCAGTCGGCGTTACAGGTGCTGGTGGTTCCGATGGTGTCCACTGATTAACTGGTTCCTCAATGACAGTGCCACCGAGGGTGGTGACAGCAAACTCTGTATTCAAGTTCTGAATCAGACTGACAGCCATAGCAAACGTTGGGTCAGTGACTGCTGCATCGGCTAACGCAACAAACTCTGCTGGTGTGCTTGCACGAAACGTAAGCAAGTCACCGTTAATCTTCGTGGTAAAACTGATAGGTGCTTCTTGATGAGTCATATCTACTCCTGATTATTTTTGAAATGGAAGAGCGTAAGGGGCACTACCACCAACAGCATAGCATGAAGGTGCAACCATACACGACTGGCACATTGATGAGACGTTAGGAATAAACCTTTCATCACGGACAGAATCGGCAAACGAACCAAGCCAGTAGGCAAGCATCTCTGGCGTGTAATGAATGAGCGAACGGTTAGCAGAAGGCTCTCCCTTGCGGGACATGTAGTAGCAGCCCAACATGGGTGATACTCCACCACGCTGGCCCATAGCCATAGCGTATGTGCCTAACTGTGTTGTTGATGCAGGTTCACGTGACCCAGTTTTTAGATCGCACACGATTAATTCACCTTCAGGATTAACAAACACCCTGTCAATGAATCCTTTGACGGCAACCTCATCTTTGCCTTCGCGGGCTAAGGATATAGTGAATTCCCATTCAACGAACGGGACACCATTGTCTGTATAGATTTCCCAACCAGACGTGTCACGCCATTTCACATAGTCTTCGACCATCTTGGGTCCATGATCGTTCCACCATGCAGCGTTCTCCTTATCGGGGTACGCTTTAGTTGCTCGCCCACCTGCACGAATATCTTTAGTAGTATCCAATTTTTCTGTAGCCTTGTCCCATGCACCCTTCCAGATTTCTGGAATAGTGTGTGCATCTCCAAGGTCGTACCATTCTGCTGCGGTGTGGAACGCTGTCCCACCGTAGAACCACCATGCGTCGCTTTCTTCCACTCGTAGAACACGGGTGAGTCGGAACTTTTCTCCGCACTGCTGGTATGTGTCGAAACTGCTGTAGGATACGTGGTTCCTACCTGTTAATTCTTTAAGTGTTGGCTTGTCCATGTCGGTAACATAGCATGGTAGGGTGACATTGCAAGCATCGGTAGTTTTATGGGCGTGTCGTCGGCGTGTCGCCTTGACAGGGAGCCATTTGGTTGCTAGACTGTCAGGGTGTTGGTATGGTGGGGTTTAATGTTTTTTAAATACATAAATAATATATAGACCCGTGAGGGTCACAGACATACACACACCACAATGCCCTTTAAAGGCCCATAGAGGGGCCGTACAACGACAAAAAGACCCCCACTGAGGGTCCAGTAGGGGTCAATCTGTCAGAGCCTTACAGAGGCTCTATAAGTTACTCAACAGTAACTATGTTTATTAAATTATACAGACTTAGTTCCCTTATCCCAACAGTCCCTAGCCTCTTTACGCCACAAAACCAAATCACGCAAAGTATCCACCTTCCGACCACGAGTCGAAAGATAGTATGACAAACCAAGTTCCTTACCACCATCAGTCCACGAAGCATGACGCACCAGACGCTGCCACGCATACCGCTTAGGCCACGCATCGCCAGCCACCTCACGGATAGCACACACAGTCTTAGCCGTAGCATCAACCATCGCAGGCGTGTACTCATCCAACTTCTTACCCCACACGGCATGCTCAATGCCCCAAATGAAATAAGAAGCCTGATCCTTAGGCACATCAGCCTTAGGCCAAGGGCCACCAGCACCACTATGCCACACAGACAACACCGAATTGATAATGACCTTGCCATCGGCAGTAGTCACACTATTGCAATACGGCATAGACTCACCCGCTGCATTAGTCCAATCAATAGCACCCTGATCCACACCCACCAGATCATGCACCATCACACCACGCACACCACCAGACCATGAGCGGCCACGCTTATCCCAACCCGGCTTAAACACCACATTGTTCTTACCAAGCCACTTAATCAGTGACTTCTTTACCTCAGCGGGAGTAGGTTGCTTCACGATTCACCATCCGGTCCAGCATTAGACGGGTCAACAAACCCGTACGTTTTACCGTACCTTTTATCGGCAGGATTCAAAGCGTTAAGAGCCGGAACAATCGCAGAAGCCAACGCCGCAATCGTCCACGTCTGCCAAGCCCCGAAGTCTATCAACCCCAACTTCACCCAATCCGCAACCGCAAGCGTAATCACCACCACAGCAAAACTCTTCACTGCTGACGCAATCGGAGACCTTGCATACCATAGTTGCACCTTCTCAATAACAGACATGGTGTCCTATCCTTCTACTTGTTATCCAAATGCCACTCAATGTGGCCATCAATCTTATGCTCAACATTATCCAGTTTGCGCTCAATACGATCCAGTGCATCACGGGTAGAACTACCACCGTTAGGACGAAACTCTTTAGACATACCTACCTGTGAACGAATAAGCCAAAGCAACGCACCCATGCACGCTCCAACAATCGAAATGATAGTGAGCAATTCACCCGGAGAATCCAACCATTCCGGCATTACAACTCCCGACATTCAACAACGGCAACGCCACCAAAACCTGAAGCATTATGTGGAGGAGAAGTCTGCACAAACTGCACATCCTCAACAAGCACAGTATAAGATTCATTACTTACAAGGTCTTGCAAAAGAACAGGGACACCATCAAGAAGAGCAGCACGAAGAGCCTGATACCTTTGAATAGCACTACCGATAGCACCAGACTTATTGCCAAAACGGTCCTGCTCATTATCGAAACACAACACAGGCAAACGCCACTGCTGTTTACGAGTCACAGCAGGCAAAGCCTTAGTCTGCCAGCCACGCAAAGACGGACCCTTAGTAGCATCAGTACTAGACCTAGCAAAATCGAAACGCAAAGTAACATACTCTGTTGGACTAGTATCGCTGAATCCAAACTCTGCCGTATTAGCAGAAGAAGACAACACATACAAAGAAGTACTTGCACCATCATAGTCAGTAGAATATATGGAAATAGAACCATTAACAGTGTTACCTTTAACAGACATTAACTGAAAAGTTTTAGGTTCAAGAGTGCTGTAACGCACATTAGAAGAAACAATTTGACCAGCAGAGACAAGCCTAGTAGCACTAGACTGATACAAGCCACTACTATTGATACCAATAACTACACGGTCAGTAGTACCAAACATGTAAACAGCATCCACGTCACCAGTTACACCAGTATCAACATCGTTAGCCCAAGCATAACGACCAGCAGGATCAGGCTCAGAAAGATCAATACGGATACAACCAGCAGTACCCTTACCCACATCTGAAGCACCAACATAAATGAAACGATCATATGCAGCAGTATCGCCATACACTGTGCTATTAGAATAAGTCAAAGGCCCATAGTTCACTGTTCCATCAGCGGCAACAGTACCAACACGCACACCAGCACTAGTAACAATAGTAAGATACGTTCCAAGATATACACGAATACCCTTGATCACTTCACCATTAGGCATTTCAGCAACAGTCACTGGCGCAGCAAGCGCATCAACACTACCGTCAGCCTTAAGAGTAAAACTAAAGATAGCAGACCTAGAGCCACGGTAACCTGAAGCAAGAATTGCACCCGGAGCAGAAGTCACACCAGTCCAAGTCCAACTACCCTCACCCTGCCAGATACGGTAGGAAGTAGTAAGACTATAAGGAGCAGAA